GTGTCCATGACTCTGAGCGTGAGCGGTCCTTCCATGTTTTTTGAATCTCCCTTCCGTCTTTCAAAAGGAAGGTCAGTTCGTTGTCTCCTGTGATATTGATCTGCTCTACGCTTTCTCTAAAGGTATTTGCATCAAATTCAGATATTCCAAGAACATCGCAGCAAAGTGCCTCGAGAGTTTCTTCAGGAATGCCTTTCATGGAACAATGACCGCCATATGAGCCAAGATTTCTGCCACAGCGCCAAAACACCCGAACAGGTGATTTCTTACGTTGGAACTTCGCTCCACAGGCGCAGTAGATCATGCCCGTGAATGGTTTGTTATGAGGTTTTGGTGCTTCCTTGTTGGGATTTCTGCGCTTCATTTCTTCCTGTACAGCATCGAAAAGCTCCTGTGAAATAATGCCTTCATGGGAATTTTCAATATAGTATTGAGGCTGTTCGCCGCGGTTGTATTTTGTTTGCTTCGTTATGGGGTCAAGCACATATCGCTTGTTCAGCAGGGCGTTCCCGGTATGCTTTTCGTTTCTGAAGACATTTGTGATGTCTCTTGGTTTCCATTTACCGCCACGCTTTCTGAGTTCACCTATGCGGTTAAGCTTTTCTGCTATTTCTGAGCTTTGCATACCGTTGAGATAATCCTCGTACATCATGCGGACAATCTCTGCTTCATGCTCGTTTACAATAAGCTTTCCGCCGACAACATCATAGCCGTAGAGATGAGCCATGCCTGCCAGCTCACCTTCAGAAAATTGCCTATGAATGCTCCATCGTTTATTAAGACTCATGGAGCGACTTTCCTCTTGGGCAAAGGATGCAAGGAGCGTCAGCATCAGTTCTCCGTCGGCGGTCAGGGTGTTGATTCTCTCCCGCTCGAAAAACACTGCAATTTCAAGTTCTTTAAGTTCCCTGATTATGGCCAGAAGGTCGACAGTGTTTCGAGCAAAGCGTGAGATCGATTTAGTCAGGACAAGGTCAATCTTTTTTCTGCGACAATTGTCCAAAAGGTCTTCGAGTCCGGGGCGATCACTTCTTGTGCCCGTGAGACCATCATCAACAAAGACACCGACAAAACTCCAGTCAGCACGGGCATTGATCTTTTTTCTGTAGTAATCAATCTGAGCATCCAGTGAATGAAACTGAGCGTCGCTCTTGGTCGAGACTCTGGCATAAGCCGCAACCTTTTCTTTTTCTATGCTTTCCGGCAGCTTAGCCGGGATTTTTGTAACGTCCATTTCAGCGTCTCCTTTCCATCACATGTTTGCTCGTAAACCCACTTATATCAAGGCTTTTCAGCGATTATAACGGGTTTATTTCCGGCTGTTTTAGACATTCTGATCACTGCAAAGAAGCGTGACAGGGGGCTTGATTTCTTCACGAATTTCACGCACACATCGCCTGTATTCAGGAACGGTAAGAAGCCCATTTTCAAGCAAAGTAATCAAAATAGAATCTGCCAGTTGATAATCTGCTTCTTGTTTCCAAGATTCATTCATATCGAGTACCTCTGAAGCGGTCTTTGATATAGCAAGCGTGGGAGCAGTATTTACGGTTTGATCTTGCTTTGAAGGTCACACCGCAGGTCGGGCAGATATGTTCTTTCTGATAAGACTTCTCCCGTTTGCTCCAAAAACTATAACGGCATTCATCCGAACAAAAGCGTCTCCGTCTTCCTCCTTGATAGATGGGCAGAGCCTTACTGCAGTTTTCACATACACCTGCATTGTCGCTTTGAACAGCGATGTTTTGTCTCTGGCAGAACGACTTCACTGTGTTGTAGTTCAAGCCCAGTGCTTTTGCAATTTTACTGATGGATTCACCACGCTCCCTGCGTAAAGCAATAGCTTCACGTTCTTGATCGTTCATCTCGCACCGCCGAGTTTCTCTTTCAGCCACGCTTTGGCACATTTGTCGCAGTAAACGGCCGTGCCATATAAATCGCTGTCCTCGTCACGGAGCACATCGGCCAGGTCGACGGGGACTTCCGATCCGCAGCAGGGGCAGGTGGTATAGACGTTTTCGTCTGTGATGTAGGTAATGAATTCGCTGTCATCTCCGACAGGCTGTTTGGTGTAAAACATAATCGGTTCCTCCAAGGTTTGATGTAAGGGAGGTCTCCCTTCACTTTCCCCTTGGACAGAACCGGTGATTTTGAGTAATTAGTCTTTCTGATAGAAGCTGCAGGTAAAGCCGTCAGCATCTAGTTTTAAGCCTGAAGCCCATGCAGGTGTCTGGCTCATCTGCTTGCAGACGGCCTCAACGGACATGCGTGGATCGGATTCAATTACAATCTCATCATGAACATGCATGACGATGTCAGAGTGTTTGAAAGTTTGAAGTGCTGTGCAGAGGATGTCTCTGGAGATGGCTTGGACGATATTTTCGACGAGCTTCGCTCCGTAGGTTTCCTGACGTTCCCAGCGCCGTCCCGTGCCGATACCTTCATAGGTGATGGATTCGCCACCGAAGCGATTCTCGGCGATGCGGGGTTTGGCATAGAAAAGCTCTCTGCCGGAAGGAAGCGTGATGATGAGCATGCCGGATTGATAACGGAAACCGATGCCCTGCACCTCCGNTTTTTCTTTTTTCCTGACAGCGGTCTTGGCGGCACTGTCCACATCCCACCAGAAACGGACGATCTTGGGNTTGGAGCTGCGCCATGACTGCACCAGACCCGGTAGTTCATCCTCAGTTAAGCCCATCTCCAATGCACCCATCGCTTTCAAAGCACCGACCGAGCCGCCGTAGCCACAGGCGAGTTCCGATATCTTGCCTTTTTGCCTGAGTTCACCGTTCACACCATGTTTGACAACCGGTACGCCGAACATCTCGCTGGCCGACTGGCAGTAGATGTCTCCGCCCTCGGCAAAAAGCTTCATGCGCCAGCTTTCTCCCGCCAGCCAAGCCAGCACTCTCGCTTCGATAGCGGAATAATCGGCAACAAGAAAAGTGCGTCCTTCCTTTGGTACAAAGGCGGTGCGGATAAGTTCCGATAAGACCTGCGGGACAGAATCAAAGAGGACTTCCAGGGCATCAAGGTTGCCCTGCCGAGCGAGCATTCTCGCTTCCTCCAGATGATCCATCTTGTTTCTGGGGAGGTTCTGCAGCTGAATCAAACGGCCGGAAAAGCGGCCGGTACGGTTCGCTCCGTAAAACTGAAAGAGACCTCTTGCTCTGCCGTCCTTACAGACGCAGTCCATCATGGCCTGATATTTCCTAATGCTGGACTTGGCAAGCTCCTGCCTTGTTTCAAGAACAGCTTTGACCTTGCCGGAAGCGGTCTTCAGAAGCTTCCTGACCACCTTTTTGTCGAGAGATTCCGTTTCGATGCCCTGACCCGCTAACCAGTCTCTTAGCTGTAAAATGGAGTTGGGGTTATCAAGGCCTGTCAGCTTTTGGAGCTTTTGCAGGGCATGCGCCCGCACTTCTTTGTCCATCTGTATGGACTGCTGCGCCAGCTCTTTATCAATCAAAATGCCGAGGTCGTTGATTTTCTGATCTCGATGGTAGTTCTCCCATTCCATATCCGGCATGGGAAAGCTCTCGAGTCTTTCCTGTATTACCATCTCCGTTTCCACGTCCCGCTTGTTATAGGCTTTATAGAGCTGCCATTTTTCCGAGTCGTGCTCCGGCAGATTTCTCGTTCTGCCGCCGTTTGCCTTGGTCGGGTTACAGGGCATGGAGAAGTAGCGGATGAGGTCTTTGCCTTCTTTCAGTTTCTGCTTGTCGAGTCCTAAAACCGAGCCGGCCTGTTCCAGGGAGAAAGGGAGCCCTAGATAAGCTGACCAGACCATGAAACAGCGCCAGCTTTCTGGGTCAAGGTAGTTCAGGTATTCTGGCTCATGGCCAAAGGGTAAAGGTCGCTCCAATACATAGCCCTTGCGCTTTAGCCACTCGGACAGACATATCCGTTCAAACTGGGCGTTAAAAGCCCACTTGATTACATCGTCCGAGATAATGGCGGAGATAAGGTCAAGGGGTAGCGCTTCTCCTTGGACAAGGTCAATCGTCTGCACTTCGCCACCGTCAATGGCATAGGAGATGAGAAGAATGTCAAAATCAGGAGCCTGAACATAGCGGTAAACGCCCGCCTTGCTCAGGTTCTCTGAGGAAAAAGTTTCAAGATCTAAGGACAGGTATTTCATAAGCACCTCTTAAAGCAAGGGGGCGGAGCTTTTGACCCCGCCCCCCGGCAGTTACTGTTCTTTGGCTCGTTTCCAGACCGCCTTGCCNAACTGATAGACGGCATAGAACGGCAGTACAGCTGCCAGTCCGCCTAAGATGAAGGCATTGAAAGCGATGTACACTTCCTTAAAAAGTTCTGCAAACATCGNNCCTCCTCCTTACGACAGGAAGTCGTCATCATCGCCCAGGTCGCCAAAGTCGGACTCGGCNCTGGCACGGCTTCCGAGCGGCTTTCCGTCACGGATTTTCTGAAGATTGTTCAGACCGCAGGCGATGCCCCGATTGCCGTTNGAGTTGAAGGCATAGAAGGTGATGGACGCTCTGCCATACACACCGCTGTAGACTTCCGAGCGGTCGAGAATCGGGTTCACATCGGCATCAACAATGCCGGGTGCTGTGGCCGCGTTGGCATTGACAAAGTAACTGTCCGCATAGGCTTCATCGTCCGGACGTTCCACGTCGCCGTCACGAAGCGGCAGCTTGATGGCGGAGAGGGCCGGCACTGTTCGGCTGTTGCCCTTCAGTTTGGCTTCGCCTTCCTTGTAGGCGGCTTCGATGGCTTTCTTGATTGCATCCAGTGTCTCTTTGTCTGATTTCGGAATGATAAGCGAGACCGAGAACTTCGGCGTACCACCATTGATGGATTTTGCCTCCCACACGTTGGCATAGCTCCAGCGTGTATCCTTGCCTGTAATAACTTTCATTGGATTTGATTTACTCATGAGTGGTTTCCTCCTTAAACTCATCTAAAATAGTTGTCATTTCCGGTCTTTTATCGCTGTCCGGTACCAGCGTCGGTTTGCCTTGCGGCT